CAGGTCTGTTCTACTGCCCATACGTTCCGCTCCAAATGGTTCGTGCAGTTGATCCTAATACGTTCCAACCACGTATTGCGTTCAAGACTCGTTACGGCGTAGTTGCTAATCCGTTTGTTCTCAACGGTGCATCACCTGATGCAGATTCGTTGACCGTAGGACTCAACCAATATTACCGTCTCACTGCAGTTACCAGCCTACACGGTAACACACTCTAAGCAATAGTTTAGAGTCTAAGTAACACTTCGAAGCCCTCCTCAGAAATGAGGAGGGCTTTTGTTATTAGATAAATATTTCTATGAGCTGCATTTCAAATATAAATCCATTATACAATAGTTACTTTACATTAATTTTTGGTCGTGGAACAAAACAATTTGAATTAAATTGTCAGAAAGCCAATCTCCCAGGGTGTACAGTACCTGATGTAAATCAACCAACAATCTTTGGTACAACAATTCCAGTACCAACTATGCAGTTTAATTATGAAACTTTAAATGTAGACTTTATAGTTGATTCTGAATTAAACAATTGGAAAAGTTTATATTCTTGGATGCGTAATGTAGCAAACATTCAAAATGACAATACAAATAATTTGCCATATCAACAATGGCATCATCAAGCTGTATTATCAATCGTAAGTCCTATATCCAATTGTGTTGTTACTACAGTAACATTTCGGTATATTGTTCCAAGTAAACTTACTGGTATTGTATTTCAATCAGATACATCTGATGCAGTAATACAAAAAGCATCTTGTACTTTTAAATTTTCATATTATGAGATTGACCCAGATGCCCCAGAAAATCTTAAAAATACTGCTTAAATGTAATCTTCTGGATTATCAGACCAGCTTTCAGCAGAATTTGGACTGCTCTCTGGATTAAATGGTAGCTTTTTAGTTTCAGGATTCATTGTGCGGCGTTTTACAGGCTTAGGTGGCTTCGGAGCCTCCTCAACCAACAAATCTTCTACAGAAGGTTCCTGCTGCTCAGATTCTTCTATTTCTTCTAATTCATCGTCAAGTATGACTTCTGACCCCTCAAATGTATCAATCATATCATTGACAAAATTTACAAAATCTTCATTATTGAAAAGTTCATTTAACATAATAAGTCCAGCTTCTGGACCAACTATAATATCTTCACTAATATTATTCATAATTGATTTTGGATCTACTTGCATTGTATGAAAGAATACGTCATACATCTTAGAAAGATCTTCAGTAGGAACTCCGGTATATAATACAGAAGTTCGATTAATTGAAATTTCTGATAGTTGTAGATTGGATGCGTAATTTGTTAACTTAAAGTATTCAATAAGATCACCACTTTGATCTCTTGATAATGCACAATCAATTTTGGCTGGAAATGCTATCACAATTTTATCTAATTGAGCATCACGAACCAATCCAATTAGTTCGTCACCATTTATAAGTTTAACAACTCTAACAATACCACCAAAGGGAGTTTCTTGTACTTCGTCAGACATAGTAACCCTCCTAATTTATTTATCATCGGTAGGTAGTGGCATTGACATTATTCTATAATCAAACTTTTCTTTTTTATAAATTTTAATTCGTTCTTCAAAATGCCTATAAACATGGTTCTTGTATGACTTGTAACAAAGGTCATCAACAATATCATAAACTTTCAAAGTTTTCTTTTTAGCAGATACTCGTAAACCTCTACCAATACTCTGTAGTAAACGAATTATAGATTTCGTAGGAGAGGCAAGAATAAGATTATCAATGTTGACAATGTTAATCCCAGTACTAGTAGTACCGTAACTCGCAACCAATATGGCATTAGTTTGTGTATCAACGATACGGCGAATGGATTCTCTTGCTTCACTTTCTGTTTTTCCGTGAATAAGATATACCTTCTTATCTGTTCCTGCTGCCTCAATGAGAGCGTGGAGAGGTTTCCCGTGTCCCTCGACATAGTTGAAGAGGATGAGGGTATTGCCTTTGGTATGAATTGCGAGTTCTTTGACAAATTCATTCCTCCTACTATTACTTATTATAGTTTTGATTTCATCAGGATATTTTTGTTTCTTCATATCCTGTTTTTCTTGGTCTGTGTACTTCAACACAATACAGTCAACAGCAAGAGTAGCAAGCAATCCTTTGTTCATTAGGCTCTTTGTCTGAATAAATTGTACAGCAGGTCCTAGAATGCCTTCTATGCTTAAACGATGTGCTTGTGTTTGATCTAGTGTGCCCGTAGTACCAATACGAAACCAGGCTTTAGTTAACTTCTGACCAATTAAGTTAATAGATTCTGCTTTAGCTTGGTGACACTCATCAAAGAAGATAGCATCAAACTGGTCAAACCATTCTCTTGGTAACTTGTATATAGATTGCCAAGTAGAAACAATTACTTGTTTGTTAGTGTCTTTTTCAAGCCCTGCACTAATTTTATGAATATATTTTCGTGATAGCCAAGAAGGATCTGTCTTTGAGTAATCAAAGAAGTCTGTTTCCATCTGTGTAACCAGCCCTACGGTTGGAACCAAAACTAAAATCTTTCTGTCTGATTTTATTACGGAGAGTAGATAGCGGAGCAAGACGTAGATTATTAAACTTTTTCCAGAACCTGTCGGAGATATTATTACACACCTGTGAGCGTTGATAGCGTGAAGAATTGCTTGGCTTTGGTGGGGGTGCATTTTGACCCGCTGCTTCTTTACAGAAACTTTCAGAGTCTCGTAGAAGTCCAGAAGTTTCTCCTCCGTTATGCATAGGGGATTCCTGCTCTCTTTAATATTTAAAGTATATTGGCGGTCTTTACAAAACTTACTCAGGTAAGATTTAAGACCTCTTGGAAGGGTGGAAGATAGAATATCAAATAATCGTATCTTACCATCCCATATACGCCGTTTAAACAATGGCATATACTCAGCACCGGGAATCATGAACGAGAAATAATCTCTCAGTTCTTGTTTAACGCCCTTTTCTGTTTTTATATAGTAACGAACTTCGTCTACAGATTCAACTTCTACATCCACTCAATATTTATGGTAAGATTAGACAATGCCCTGAGTCATCTTAAACCATTCAATAGCGGACTTAATAGAGAAATTTCTATTATTGAGAACTTTTAAAAATTCTTCAACCATCTTGACTTTAACTTCAATGACAGCAATCTTCAATTTTAGTTCAATAACCTTGGGATCAGCCTCTATGAATTTTTCTACATCTGTCTTTAGTAGGGTTAATCCGTTTGGATCTTCTCCCCATTCCTCTAGTTCTTCTCGGCTAGCCTTACCTGTGAATATCTTCCACTTACGAAGTTTGAGAATTGCTAAGTCATTTACCTGCTTACACAGAATCAGTTTAAAGTCTGCATGAAGACACAGGTACTTACTGTGCAGTTGAGGTGTTCTAATAGCCTCATTTCCTAGTTCTGAGGAGTCAACAGATGCGTCTTTGGCAATATTGAGTTTAAGGTCTTCTAGATTCATAAAGACAGTATAGTAGAAGTCAAGAAAATGTCAACTAAATAACTTGACATCTTTATAAGTTGTATTATATTTAACAAGAGGTTATATGATTATTGATTTACGCGAAATACCAGTCGTATGGATTAATTTAGACAAAGACGTTGATAATGCCAAAAAAATGGTAGATCAACTAGAAAAATATGGTTTTAAAAACCATGTACGTTTTTCTGGATTAACTCCAGACAAAATTGTTCCCCCTGTAGAAAATAATTGGTACGGTTTTGGATGTGGAATGTCACATGTTTCAATTTTAGAAACTTATAAAGATATTCCATTATTAATTTTAGAAGATGATGCTAAAATTACAGATGATTTTGATCCTATAATTGATATTCCAGAAGGAATCGATGGGGTTTATGTTGGAACCTCTTCTGGAAATCCATATTATATGACTAAACGTTATAATAAAGACTTTTTACGCATTGGAAACATATTAAGTACACATGCTATATTGTATCTGTCAGAACAATTTAAACAAAACGTAGCACACGTGACAAAATTGTTTGTTTATCAATATAAACAACCTGTTGATATAGGTGTTGCTAGTATCTTACAGCATTTTAATGTGTTGGCTCCAAATAAACCATTCTTTGTACAGGCTGATGATAGAGAGAGTAATAATAAATGGGAATCTATTACTCGCAGACCACTAGAAGATAAAAATAGTACTTTTCCTAATGAGGTTGTAAGTCTATGATTACCTTTAATCGATTGGGTGCATATGGTAGATTTGGTAATCAAATGTTTCAATATGCGACATTATATTCTATTGCCAAAACTAGAAAATATCAATTTGGTGTTCCATATAAATTAAAAACTGATAATGAATACTATAATTTTTGTTTACCTGAATGTTTTTCAAATCTATCTGCACTTGATAGTAGTGAATATGTTGCTTTAAATAAAGCTCAAGAACGTCAGTTCACATATAATGCTGGTATTTTTGGAATACAAGACGATACAGATATTATTGGTTATTTCCAAAGTGAAAAATATTTTGTAGATTATAGAGAACAATTATTAAAAGAATTTGCTTTTAATGATAAAATCTACAAGCAGGCAGTAGATATGCGTTCTTTAACTCGATTGCCAACTATATCGATACATTTAAGATTAGGGGACTATGTTAATTTACAAGATAGCCACCCAATATGTTCATTGGATTATTATGCAGAAGCACTAAAGTTATTGCCTGATGATCTTTTAATTTATGTGTTTAGTGATGATATGCCACAAGCAATTGAGTTTTTTAAATCGTTAAATCGGAAAGTAGTATTTACAGAAAGTAACGATAAATACGTTGATATGTGTTTAATGACTTTATGCAATTATCATATTATTGCTAATAGTTCTTTTAGCTGGTGGGGATCTTGGTTGAGTGATTCTAAGAAAACTATTGCACCTTCAAAATGGTTTGGATCTGCGCCCAGTGCTCCCAAAAATTGGTCAGATATTTATTGCAAAGATTGGACTATATTATGAATAGTCAAGATTTGACAGCAATAATTCCAGTTAGGATTGATTCACCTGAAAGACTAAGGAATTTAAATTCTGTTATTACATTTTTATTAAAGTTTTATAACTGTAAAATTATTGTAAAAGAAGTTGACTCAGAACAAAAAACACATTTAGTTAAAGATAACCGCTTAACTTATATATTTGAACATACTCATGACACTTCTTTTTTTCACAGAACAAAAATATTAAATGACATGTTAAAACTTGTAGATACAAAATATACAATCAATTATGATTGTGATATACTAGTTCCACAAGATAATGTAAATAAATGTTTAACAATGTTAGAAAATGGATATGAGTTGGTATATCCTTATGAAAAGGGATCGTTTCTAACCTTTTGGGATTTTACTGATCAACAATTAAATAAAATTTTAACAGATCCAAATACTTCATGGATTTCTTATTTAACAAATAAGTATCCAGTTTTAACAGATAATCCAGGATTAGATTTGTTTACCTCAATAGGATTGGGTAAAATAATTACTGCTGGTGGTATTCAATTTTTTAATACTGATTCATATAAAAATGGTTTTGGTGAAAATGAAGAATTTATTGACTGGGGTCCAGAAGACCAGGAACGTTTATACAGATTCTGTATTCTTGGTTATAAAATAGGATGGATTGATTCGGGATATGTCATTCATATGAACCATCCAAAAGCAAAGGCGTGGGATAGCAATACATTCTACAACAAACAAAACCACAAGTTGTGGAATGATATTACTACCAATTATAAATCAAAAAAAACATTGTTTGACTATATGTCTTCATTAGAGTATAATAAATTAAGAAATTTTAATTCATGATTACAGTTAAGTGCCCAGTTAGAATATCGTTAGTCGGAGGATCAAGTGATCTTGATGCGTATGTTGAAAAACATAAAAGAGGATCGGTAATCTCTTTTACACCACAGATTTATACTTATGTTTCTATTTACAAAGATTTGATAGGTAAAAATACTTTAGAACAAAAATATATTATAAATTATTCAGTAAGAGAAGAAGTTTCTTCCACTGTAGATATAAAAAATTCATTAGTTAAAATATTCTTTGAAAAAGAAAATGTTATGCCATGCTCTGTACATATGACCAGTGATGTATTTTCACATGGATCTGGTTTAGCAACATCATCATCATATGCATGTGGATTGTCAAAAGCAATAGCCGAATTTAACAATACTCCAGTATCTGACATCGAATGTGGTGTACGTGCACATTATTTGGAAAAACTAATTAACCCACTATTGGGTCAACAAGATATATTTGGTTGTGTGGTTGGTGGATTTAAAAAAATAGAATTTACAGAATCGGGTTTACCAAAATATACATTTTTACCAACAAAGTTTTTTGATTTTTATACTCCATATTTAATATTTACTGGACTTACTAGAAATTCAACTGAAGTTTTAAAATCTGTATCTGTTCCCGAAAAAGACGTATTCAACCCATTAGTAGAACAATCAGAACAATATATTTTAAATGAAAAATATGAAAACTTTTTAAATTTAATATCTTGTGGATGGCAAGAAAAAAAGAATACGTCAAGAGAAGTATTAAAAAATTCAATAGTCAAAGAAATGGATGATTATTTGTCCAACTATACTAATTGTATTTCACATAAACTGTGTGGTGCTGGTAACGGTGGATTCTTTTTATGTTTTTTTCCAATAGATAGTCCACCCACAGATTCTAGATTTATAAAAATGAATATAAGTAATAAAGGAATAGAAAGAGTAATATAATGTTAAATGTAATAACAAATAAACCAATAGCATTTGATAGCCCAGACCATTTGGATCCAGTAGGATCTATTAGAGATAATAATAGTAATATACATTTTATTTTAGAAATAAAAAAATATTTTAATAATAAAAAAATTAATATTTTAGATTTAGGTTGTTCTGGTGGACAAATTGTAATAGATCATATTTTACATGGAGATTTAGGAATTGGTTTGGAAGGAAGTAGTAGTGTTTTTAATGGAGCCGGAAAGCATAATTGGGAACATTATTATAATAAAAATTTATTTTTATGTGATATAAATGAACCATTTGAATTAAATGAAAATGGTGATAAACTTAACTTTGATTGTATACAAATGTGGGAAGTGTTAGAACATATTCCAAGTATAAAATTTGAACAACTTTTTAAAAATATTAAAAAACACATGAAACCAGATGGTATTTTTATTGGAAGTGTAGCAATTGTTCCAGATCCCCCAAGACACGTATCTTTATTTTCTAAAGAAAGATGGGCTGAGATTTTTAAAGAACATGGTTTTCAACTTGAAAATTATTATTTTAATTATCTACCAAGAGCAATTTATCAAGGTAATGAAGGATTTGGATTTACAGCAAAATTAATTTAATTAACATGACTACGATAATAACAAATAAACCAATCGCAGTAGACAGTTTAGATCACAAACACCCATACGGGGTGATTAACGATAATAACTCAGCATTTCAATATATAATGGAAGTAAAAAATTATTTTAAAAATAATAAAATTTCTGTATTAGATTTAGGTTGTGCTGGTGGTCAGATAATAGTTGATCATCATAATTTAGATGATTTTGCAGTTGGTTTAGAAGGAAGCAGTAATGTATTAAATGGAGCCGGAAAGCATAATTGGGAACAGTATTATAATAAAAATTTATTTTTATGTGATATAACGGAACCATTTACCTGTTTGCAAGATTCTAATGAAACTATAAATTTTGATTATATTCAGATGTGGGAAGTATTGGAACACATTCCTGAGAATAAATTATCCATTTTATTAAAAAATATTGCAAATCATCTTAGTAATGATGGTTTATTCTGTGGTAGTATTGCTACTTATGTATGTCCATCTGGTACTCATGTTTCTATATTTAATAAAGATAAATGGAAACAAATTTTTAAAGATAACGGATTTGAAATGACAGAATATATTTTTAAAACTTTACCAAGACAAGATTTACTCCCCCATCTTACCCCAAATTACCGAAACGGCTTTGTATTTACAGCTAGAAAGATATAATTATGATTGATATTACAACAACAAAACATATAGCAATAGATAGCGCAGATCACATTCATCCATGGGGTTGTGTAAACGATAATAATAGTAATTCAAATTATCTTAATAGCGTTAAAACCTATTTTAATAATAGACCAATCAATGTTTTGGATCTAGGTTGTGCTGGTGGTCAGATAATAGTTGATCATCTTGCATCTGGAGATTTAGCAGTTGGTTTAGAAGGAAGCAGTAATGTATTAAATGGAGCCGGAAAGCATAATTGGGAACAGTATTATAATAAAAATTTATTTT